TACCGCTCACCATTTAGAGCAACCCATGGGTGCAACGCACGGCATGTACCTAAGAAGTAGGTGGCAGAGCTTTTCTGCCACCCACCTATTTTTTCTGGAAAGCCAAAACGAAACCTGACTTTATCCATATCAAACCACCCGCCCTCGTTAGAGTAGGAGGTGGTTTCGCGGTTGATACCGGGGCGGAATTGAAGTTTCTGTAGCGGCATCAGCAATCTCCTATTAAGGCGATTATACACAAAAGTTAAATTTACACCAGTGTTCTGTTAGTCCATCAGTTCGAAGTGTGGGCCGTCGATAAACGGACGTTTTCCTTGGCTACGGCGCAAGTCAACTAGGTGTCAGCAGGGGCAATCGTTAGTGTGCCAGCCTCAACCTGCCGCATGATCTCAGCGTAGTGGCGGTTGGCTGGGTCTAGGGGGACAGACATCTCTTGCCCGTCGATGGTGGCACGGATGGAGACGTTGTTGCCTGACATTGGGTCTGCTTGATATTGTGCTGATGTGATGTTCATATCATCCATGATTATAACTCCGCATCTAGGGAAAAGTGCGAGCCTGCGATAGTTCCAATTAAAGCTGACCCGCCTCTGTTGGCCAGCAACCCTGTCCCGACTGCATCAAAGGCAAAGTTGTTTTTGTTTGAATACGCAGTGAAGGTTGTAACTGCGTACACACCGCTACCATCGTAAGCATATAAGTTGGAATAACTAGCGGTTGGGGCTGCCCTCATATCTTGCTTTAAAGGAACGCCGCACCTAGCTAAGTGGGCTGAGCTGTTTATTAGACCAGCGCCTACAAAGGCATATTCGCCAGAAGTGTTTGTTATGACCTGATAATACCGCTGACACCTCGCCAGTTCATCCCCATAGCTGCGATGCTCGAATGGGGTGGCTGTGTCACCTACTTCGAGTTGGACGCCTGTGATTTGCCATGTGTTAGATGTGCTGTCCCCCAAGGATAAGTTATCAACACACAAGTCGCCATTGCTAACTGCCTGCCAAGATGTAGGTATTGATCCAGACGTATAGTTTGTACCTGCGTCAAGCCACCATTCAAGTTGAAGTGATTTAGAGTTGTCGTTATCAAGCGACCCAGTGGTATCACCACTGAAAGTTACTGTCTTGTACTCCCAAGTGTTTGCAGAAGATATGCTGTAAGAAGAGCCGATCACTCTTGTGTTGTCTGCATCCCGCATATTTACTTGAGATGCACCTGTCTTACTAGACTTAACCCAGAAAGATAAAGTCACAGGTTTTGCATCAGCAGTACCTTTGGCAAGAGCCTGAAGGTTTTGACCCTCAAGTGCGTGATAGAGAAACAAAGTGTCCGTTGAAGCTGGAGAAGCATCAGCTGTAGTGCAATCAATTTTCATGCTAGAACCAAAACCCTCTGGAGCGTCACTGTCCTGAGTAACAGTCCAAGTGCCAAGGTTACTTACTGAAAACCGCATTCGATCCAAGCAGTACTGAGTAGCGGTGAGGCCCGTAAAGCTCGTCCCACGCTGTGCCACGGTCATCGCCCCATTGATTATGAGTGAGCGGTTCGACAAGGCACCATCATCAAAGGCGTTACCTAAGTCTGCTAATCCTCGTGCCTTGCTGCTCATATCTTATTCTCCCAACAGGGTAGTCAAGTCCAATGCCTTCAGCGCATCAGGTGTGCTTGCAGCATCAATGCGAGCATCCGCAGTAATGTCACGAAGTGTAGCCTTCTGTGTGGCAATAGCATCTGCGCCAGTGCCAGCTTCCAGAGCCTTCATGTACTGCACATCTAAGTCAGCCAAGCGAGGCGCACGTTCCGCCCGCAAGTTATCCTTGTGAATAACCTTGGCCGCAGTCATATCTACCTCAACAGCATCGCCGTTAAAGGACCACGCTCCGCGAAAAGTACGATCCGCTGGAACGGTAAGAGAAGACGCCTCACGAACATCTCCGTTGATATTGATGTAAGTTGTCATTGTGCAATTCTCCATGCATTTCTAAAGGAGCGGTCCGAAGGGATCATCTCCACAGGGACAATTTTCATAATCGTCCGGTTTCCATTGTAATCCCGCCACACGGCGGGGTCTATATCTTTCATCACCAAATACTCAACCGCCTCTTCTTCGCTCATAGCGCCGATAGGTTCAGCATATGGATGCTCTTTAGGCTGTCCATCAGGCACCAAACGATCACGCTGGTAGGTGTCGATAGGCGGTAGAATGTCGCCAGCCAATGCCGCAGCCATCCAGTTTGGATCAGGTACAAGTACAGCAGCGGGTGCATCAGGCTGTGTCGGGTCTTCGAACAGCACACGATACTTGCTCTGTACTGGTGCAAGGCGAGACTTGGCTTCTGCTAGGCGATCCCAGAGATGGCTCATGCTAGGTCTCCGTGGATTGAGACGGTAAGGTCGGGGTAGTCATAAAAAGTAGACCCCCCGTCGATTACCCGCATTTGGATGCTTGAGGACGTAATACCGCCAACACTTGAACCCATTCCAATATATGTGCCTGATGCAGAGTTTCTGCCTCCCATTGGGCAAGCATAGTACGCATCTGTCATAGCATTGGTGTAACTAAGGGTGTGAATACCCGTTCCGTCATCCGTTATGGACGAAGCATTTAAGCTACCTTGAATGGTTGCCGTGGAAACCCCCGTATAGTGTACCCAAGCCTTCGCAGACCCATTGACCACATAGCCTGTGCCTACGGTTGTTGTGCCATCGGTGATGTTGCTAACTGATAGAGTACTCATGCTAGGTCTCCGTGTGAAACTAAGAACATTTCGTCAAGGCTTGCAGCGCTACCAGCACCTGCTGTCGAACTTACATAAGCACCAAAACAACGCTGAGTGCTGCTAGTGTAGTACCCAGCGTCAGTAGAACCTTGAACACCCCTAAAGTCATTCTCCCCGGCGCCTTCACGATGCCCGTAGGTCGTAATATAAGTAGCATCACTAAAGCTGCTGGTGTAGTTCGTGCTTGTAGACGCACTGCCGTTATCCACAATGCTAGACACATTGAGACTTTTTTGGATAGTGGGCGTAAGCTGGTATATGTTTACATACATAGCCGCAACGCCTGACACTGCACGACTAGCTGTTTCACCCGTGGCTTGGATGTTTGTGACCGTTATCGTACTCATGCTAGGTCTCCTGTTACCATTGTGCCAACAGGAAGATCCGTTCTTGTTGTGTTATCATAGGTAAAAGTGTTGTAAGAAGATGAGGCTTGGTCGCTAATAGTGGTAAATCTATCCCCCGAAGTACCATTACAAGTCCCTTGAGCCGCATAGTTTCCATCAGACATATCATTTGTAAAGTTCACAGTAGTCTGACCTGTTGTAGCGCCATCTACAGTTGAAGCTACGTTAAAGCTATCTGCTAGAATTGAACTGCCGTCATACCTAGCCCAAGCCTTCGCAGCACTCTGCTTCGTCAGCGTAATCGGCCCAGTACCAGCCGCATCACTTATTGTTGTTGCTCTAATCTCAGACAATGGACAGGTTCCCTCCGCTGGTGACAGTCAACGTCACACCAGATGCCACGGCCAACGGGCCAACAGCTACAGCGTTCTCAGTCGCGTCAATCGTTACATTTGTATTCAAGGTCTGCTCATGCGCCCTGAAAATATCACCAGCCGCCGCAGAAGCACCAATCGTGCCGCGCTCGCCTTTATAACGACCGCCGTTGCTAATCGTATCCGCGTCCGCTGTATACAAAACCACATCCAACGTGTCGCTCGTTGAAGCGCCAGAGGTCAAAACAATTTGAGTACCCCCGGATGTGGTGAAATCAGTGCCATAAACCAGCTTCACGCCGTTTAGAAACACATCTAAAAACTTATCCACAAATCCAATCGTGGTAAATGTGGTCTGTCCCGAAGTCGCCACAAAAGTCTGACGCGTCTGCGTAGACTGCGGGGTTGGGATTGTGCCAATATAACCAGACATTAGGGTGTCTCCTGTGCCTCAAGATGCGCTGCATATGCGTCTTTAACAGCTTGTGTGTGTACGGCTGCACAGATGGCTTGAACCTCTGCGCTTTCGCCTGTGATGTCTGCATCTGGTGCAACTACATGGCGTGAGAAGGATCGGCTGATCTCTACACCGTCACGCTTGATGACCGTGGCTGTACGCACCTGAACGTGCTTGAAGTCGCCTACGATCTCTATTTTGTCTTGTACTGTTTCTTCTGTTAGCATTTTTATCTCCTATGCTTGGACTGACTACCCTGTGATCCAACAGGGGTGGTTATGATGTTCTTGCACTACACTTTATAAAAAAGAGAGGCTCGAATGAAGGCAGGATTCGTGCTTAGAAGGTTGCCGACTGTGAGGTTTGTTGTGGTAGTGCCGTTTCGGGTGAAGGAAAAGTTAACAACTGTTTGACTTCCGCCCACACTGACTACTGGGTTAAGTCCACCAGATGGAACACTGACGCCGTAGAAATCAAAAATAGCCCTGTCCCCGTCTGGCTGATTTGTGCTACTACGAGTGAAAGGTAGACCGGAAACAGTGACATTACCGCCCCCGCCAGTTATCGAAGACCATCTTACCTCAAAGGAAACGAACACCGTGTCACCGACCTTTGTATAAATGCCGCCAGTGTTTCCTGTTACGAGATTGGGTGACGGATCACCAGAGCTACCCCGAATAACAGGCGTCCAAGTCCCCTCTTCATAATCGTCCAGCTTATTAGACGACCCAGTGCCGCCAAGGTAGACGCCGCCAGACAAAGTAGCATTAACACCTGTGATGGCCCCGCCTACATCCAGCGCACCGCCAATGTCAGCATCCCCGCCAACAGTCGCAGCCGTGGTGCTTAATAAAACCGCCTTGGTTCCAACATAACCCGCCATTAGGTTTGCTCCAGTACGCTCAAAATCACATCCGCAGAAGATGCTGTGTCAGATGTTACCACAACAGTGTCCGTTGTCTCTAGGATTATTTTACCATCCAAAACCGATAAGCCGCTGCCAGTAGGAATCGGCGCGTCCTTAACAACATAAGCTCCCGCGCACTGGACATCTATTAGAATCTGAGCCGAAGTCCGGTTAGCAACCGTCAATCCAATCGTTACCGCCGTTGTTGAGGACGGAACCGTATAAACAGTGGTCGCTCCAGTTCCTACCGAAGTAGACGTATAGTTTTTAAATATGTTTGCCATCTAAGCAATCCTTTATCCAAGTGCGATAGCCAACGCTAGCGCAGTGCCAGCTTGGTCTACATCAAGATTTGTTCGTGCCGCCGCCGCAGTAGAAGCGCCTGTACCACCATCCGCAACCGCAAGATCAGTAATACCCGTAATGCTCCCGCCCGTAGCAGTAATGTTTGTAAACGTACCCGCCGCCGCGCTGTTGGCTCCAATCACGGTGCCGTCTATTGAACCGCCGTTAATATCAATCGTAGTAACTGTGCCTAAGTTCGACCATGTTCCAGTTAAAGAACCACCGCCCGTAGCGTTCAGACTTGTGAATGTACCCGCTGCCGCTGTTGATCCACCAATAACCGCGCCATCTACAGTGCCGCCGTTGATATCCGCAGTAGTCAAAACCGCTGAACTAAACGTCACAACCCCAGTACTGTTGGCAATCGAACCCGCCGCAGTACCGTCTTTGGCCTTGATGTTCGTAACCTCAATGTTGGTTAAATCTGCGGTAGTCGTAGCAACCGTGGCAGGCAAGCTAACTGTAAGAGTTTGACCCGACGCAGACGTTACGATCTGGTTGGCGGTGCCGCTAATATCAAGAGTCTGACTGTCCAGATCAATCGAACCCGTGCCGCTGTCCCCTTGGAAATCTAAATCTTGCGCCGTGACCTGAGAATCAACATACGCCTTAATAGATTGTTGCGTAGCCAACTTTGTGGCGCTGTTAGAAGACATGTTGTCTTCATCTAAAACACCGTTGACGGTGGTCGAACTAGCAATGTTTACGCTTGTGCCCACAGTCAAAGTGGTGCCTATCGCTGCGGCACCCACAACATTTAAGGCGTCAAAGTGAGCGTTGTTAAACACGTTTGCCGCAACCGACCCTGATCCAGAGCCGTTAAAAAACACAACCGCAGTTTTACCCGCAGGAACTTCGTAATCATTTGAAGCGTTGTATGTACCCTGAAACAACAAGATGCTGCGCGAACCCGATAGGTTATTGCGCACATAAACAATTTTTTCGGAATCGCTTGGGGTAAGCTGTACATACGCCGTGCCGCCCAAGTCTCCACCATCGCCAAAAATAACCAAGCGATTACGCCCGTTGGACGCTGCGCCGTCTGTAATAGGCAAGCCGTTTGGAGAACCTGACGATCCCGTTGCAGCCAGAGTTATCGAAACTTGACCGTCCAATGCGGTATCGATCAGACTCAAGTTTGTATTGGTAGTGTCACCCCATGTACCGGATTGTTCGCCTGTGGCGATAATCTCAATACCGTTGTTTAAAGTATATGTACTAGGCATTTAATTGTCCTATGCTGCTATGTCATCCCAATTTGGAGTCTGAGACGGTGTTTCGTCGCTCCAAGCCGGGGTGGAAGATGGCTCGATTGGAGTATAGCCCGGATTTTGATTTGGAGCAATACGTCCCCATACAAGAACCGGATTTACTAAACCCGTGGCTTCTACTCCCGTAACTTCTATATTAGCCTGTGCGTCTATCGTAACCGCGCCCACTTGAGCGTTAGCTTCTACACCAGTAACAGGAACCTTAATAAAGATGCCAACGTGGACCTCGCCAACACCGCCAACGGCTTCAAGGCCCGTGACTTGAACATCGGCCCCCGCAGCAACCGTAACCTCTCCAACGGCTGCGGTGGCCTCAAGGCCCGTAACGGACACATTGGCATCCGCCTCAACAATAACGCCACGGTCTGTTTCGTTGATGATGTCTGTGGAGCCGTTAGTACCGTCAAAGTGTAAAAGTGAATTTGTATCGCCATCTACTGCGTAATTTGCAGTCGGCTCTGTGAAGGAGGTGCCCCCGTAACGAGCAACTGAAGACAACCGCAGTTCATCAATGTACCCATTGAAGTCACCAAAGCCATTTTTACCAATAGCAAAAACGCCATCATCGGGGCGGTTTCCAGTAGAACTGGATTGCTCTAACACTCCGTTTATGTAAAGCCTGTGAACATTTCCTTCTCTTTCGACAGAGATCATAGTCCAGACATTTGCAGAAATTCTGGTGCTAGATAAGAAGAGTGTTGTTGACCCTGCAACAGTGCCTTGTACCTGATCTCCGATCAAATACACATTAAGCAGAGAGCTTGTACCTGACTGCCACAAGCCTTTGTAGCCTGTAACACTTGTCGGACGAATCCACATATCTACTGTGAAATCACCAGAACTTAGGTCAATGTTATTGTCAGAAGTTACAAAGTCGTCCGTGCCATCAAGCAGTAGTGAAGATGGGCCAAACTTAGCTTGGGCAGTGGAAAGCTGCGCAGTTCCATCTGCCGTAAATGCCGGGCCACCGCCCGTTGGTGTTATAGCCTCTGCGGAAACACCAGTGACCTCTACTGTTGCACCACGCACAACAGAAGCAGTGCCAACCTCACCCGTAGCCTGCAATCCAGTAACCGGAGTTGTAGCTTGCGCCACTACCGTAGCAGAACCAACGGCTCCCGTGGCCGAAACGCCCGTAACATTTACCGTTGTGACATTATCGACAGTAACCGAGCCAACGGATCCCGTGGCAGCAACGCCCGTGACATTCACAACTTCGTTTTCGTCTACGGTGACTGAACCAACCGCTCCGGTCGCGGACACGCCCGTGACGGAAACATTCGCCGCCGCATCGACCGTAACCGAACCAACGGCTCCGGTGGCTTCAAGCCCCGTGATTGGGACGACAGAAGTTCCCGTGGTCGTTGCCTGACCAACCTGACCAGTACCCGCAACGCCTGTTGAAGAGATGTCGGCCTTTGCAACTACCGTAACCGAACCACTGCCTGCGGTGGCCGATACACCCGTAACAACCGCGTCGATGCTAATGGATGCGGTGGCATTCCCAACCTGACCAGTACCCGCAACGCCTGTAACCGGAAAGGCTACACCTTGTAACACCCCGGCCTGACCAACTTCTCCAGTAGCCGACACGCCAGTAACAGAGGTGTTGGCAACCGCCGTAACAGTAACTGCGCCCACAACTCCAGTAGCCGACACGCCAGTAACGGAAACATCCGCTGAAGCCGTCGCAGTAACTGCGCCCACAACTCCAGTAGCCGACACGCCAGTAACAGAGGTGTTGGCAACCGCCGTAACAGTGACCCCGCCGACTCCACCTGTAGCTTCTAAGCCTGTAACTGGAACTATGCCCTGACCAGTAGCCTGCGCAGTTCCAACCTGACCAGTAGCCGCGAGTCCTGTAACCGATACATTCGCGTTGGCTGCAACTGTAGCAGAGCCAACTTGTCCTGTACCTGCCAGACCAGTTGGAGATACCGAAGCATCCCCAATAACAGTAGCGGAGCCAATACCTCCCGTAGAAGATACGCCCGTAACAGAAACGCCCGCTGCGCCAACTATAGTGACCGAACCAACACTTCCTGTGGAGGAAACGCCCGTAACAGGCACATCACTTGCGCCAACTACAGAAACAGAGCCAACACTTCCTGTGGAGGAAACGCCCGTAACAGATACGCCCGCATCTGCCGTAACAGAAACAGAGCCAACATTTCCTGTGGAGGAAACGCCCGTAACAGATACATTCGCAGCCGCCGAAGCGACCGCAGTTCCAACCTGACCCGTAGCAGATACACCTGTTGGGAAAACATTTGCTTCTGTTGTTATAGAAACAGAACCAACATTTCCTGTGGCCTCGACTCCAGTAACAGGCACATCACTTGCGCCCGCTACCGTTACCGATCCGACCTGTCCTGTAGCAGATACACCAGTAACTGTTACAGGAAGAGGGCTACTCCAAGCCCCTTCAGACCATGTGCCTCGACCCCAACCTGCAATAAGTGCCATTTCGGTCGCCTAAATGATTTAGGCTATGCGAATAATAGCGTTACTAGAATCAGCAGTTGGGAAGACGATTGTGAAATCACCCGCTGTAGACGTTTTGTCTCCACCGAAATCCAACACAACGAGTGTCGGATTCGTCAAAGAAATCGAATCCGTGTTTGGAGTGGTGTTGTAAATCAACGCACCACGAGCAGTTATCGTCGCAGTCGAAAACGTCAGGTCAGAAAAATCTGTCAACGCTGTCGTACCCGAAGAAGTTGGGTCCACGTTAGTCAGCGTTCCGCCGCCTGCGCTATAACCCGTTCCACTAACTTCGTTAGTGGCGGTATACGCAGTAGTTGCCGCATTAAAAGATGCGCTGTTTGTGTACAACGCTAGCTTCAGTGTATCCGCACCGTTCGCTAAGTCGTGGGCACCAAACAAGAGTTCTTTCTTGAATGAGGTGCACATAAAATTGCCGCTAAAGGCCATATCACAGTCTCCTTATAAGTTCCGCAAGTTCTGGGTGCCCTGCTTCTGTAATTGCATTATATACCGTAGTTCTGTCACTTTTGATAGCCTCTCTTAAATAAAACTCGACTACCTTCATAATTTGACGTTCAAACACACGAGCTTGATCACGAATCGCAAGAGGTGCAGTGTCTGAAACATTAACAATTTTAGCTACGCAACGCTGCGCAACTTCTTCAGGCGTAAAGCCCCTGTTATCAGATGTATGAACCTCAATGCCAAAATTTTCTGGCAACCCAATATCTAAAGCAGGTATCATGTTTTCTCCCTAAGAATAAGTCCAGTACGCATCTTGAACGCACGGGCCTGCGCTTGTATCGCAGGGTGCACCTCAACCTTGAAATCCAGTGTATCACCTTTTGCTCTAGGAATCATGATCTATTTCTCACAACTGGGCCTCTGCGGTACTCATCAATAGTCTCTTGAGCTTCGCCCAAGTTCTTCAACCTAGATACCGCTTCCACGAACCTTTGGTTATACATCTGCATTACGTTAGCATCGCCCTTCATGTAAATGTAAGCCTCAATCAAGCAAGCATACAACAACGCTAACTCTGCGTTCTGTGACAACCAAGTCGTACCATCTTCCGCCCCGGATGTAATAGAAGCAGGGCGATATAGATAGTGAATATCTACGGTATAGCTGGCGT